CGCCGAGACCTGATCCTGAATATCATAAACCCCCATGCCGTCGACAACATACGAGTAGCCATCAAAGGCCGCGTCCTCGATGTTGGCGAAGCACTCCATATAACCCGCGTGCTCAATCTGCACCAAATAGACCGGTTTCGTTGCCTGGGCCCGGACATTGGCGAACTGCTCGGCGGTAAGGTTGCGCTGCATCAGACAACCTCCGCCCGGTAGACGAAGGAAAGAGAAAACAAGCTGCCGCTTCTCCCGGTGCTGTGCCCGCCGACAATTCGACCCGAGTGCCCGATGCCATCAATGGTCCATTCAACGGTGTTCGCCGCGTTGCTCATCACAAACGCCTCAAGCGTTGCTTTTTCCGACGGAAACAATGCGTCAAAGCGGCAACCGACTGTAACCATTTTCTTTTCGGTAACCGTGCGGGTGAGCGGGACCCCGCTACTATCACTGTCAACATCCTCCGTAGGGTCATATTTAAACGTAGATGCCGCTGACAAATTGAACCCTGATGGAAAGCTTACGATACTCATCGGCCAATCTCACTCTTGCCGGTCAATCCAAACGATAAAGCGAAATTTGCAGCAAGCTGCATCGCCTGCTTCTGAACCTCGGCCGCGGTAAGCTGTGTTTCCGCCGCCTGGACCTGCGTGTCAGCAGCGCGCTGCTGGGCCGCCGATGCCTCTTGCAGCATGGCATTGAGCTTGCTGTTTAGGCTTTCCTGCGTGGTCTCAAGCCCATCGAGGGAGCGCTGCAGAATAGACTGTGCCGAAGCGTTGGCGCCCTCCGCGTTTGCTGCGAACTCAGATGCGTATTGCAGCTGCTGCTCATCGGTGATGCTGTCAAAAACCTGCCGGTTAATTTCAATGTATCGTGCTGCGATGGCAGCGGCCCTCTCTGGATCCGTCTGATTATCAAGCCCCGTGCGAAGATACGCCCCCTGCTCGATCCGCTTATCTAGCAGCTCCTGCGGGGTCAATACGGAATCACGGATCTCTGCTGCTTGCTGTGCGGCGGTATTGCTCAGTGCTGCCCCGACGCTTTGAATAGCCAGTGCGAACTCATAGGCTGCCGTCTTGTTTTCATAAAGCGTGTTTGCAAGGTTGGCGGCCGAGAGAGCGGTATTTTCGAAAGCGTCGATTTGATCCATCAAGGCATCGGTATGCATCGCGTAAGCTTTGGCCGCGCTAGGCTGGACCAAAGTAAACTGCTCTATTGCATTGGTGACTGTATTGATTCCAGCTTGCGAGTCTATGGAAGCCACGGCATTGGCAAATACTGCTATCTCCTCAGCCGTCCCCTTTAGGCCCAGCACCAACGGCTTGAGCTCGTCTTTCAGGCTGGTGGCAGACTCAATAATGTCCTTGTAAGCGTCCTCCAGGAACGCTTCTACATCCTGCCCGTAGCGCTTCCCCCCGTACTCTATGCCCTTCTTGCTGCCGAGCTGAACGCTAGATGACAGATTGGAACCACCAATTGCATCAGAGAACGCCTTTAAAGTTTCTGCAATTTCCATCGACCCCGATACGTTGCCAGGATCGCTGCCATTATTTCCCCAAGTGCGGCTGCTTATCTCTCCTGTGGAGAGGTCAAAGTCCGCAGCAGCTGCATTGTTGCCAACACCCTTCTCGAATATAGAACCTATCCCGCTACCGAGAAAACTGCCAATGGCGGTCCCTATAGGGCCGTAAATACTGCCGACGGCGCCGCCAATAGTTGCCCCTATGTTCGCTTCTTTGGACTCGCCAAGAACCTTTCCGCCCGCCCACGCCCCAGCGAACCCAGCGCCTACATTCAGTCCGAGATTGGCAGCGCTTGAACCCAGAGAGCCGGTGTACTGGCCTGCCGAAGTCTGAGCGGCCCCAGCGACCCCGTGCCACCCCTGCTGACTTGCGAACTGCGCGACCCCTTCGTAACCGCCAGCTAGGCTATTAAATCCGCCCTGCACTGCGCCAGTAACGCCCCCGCCGCCTCCAAATAAGCTTGACGCGCCGGAGCCACCGCTAAAGAGCGAGGAAATACCACCGGAAACACCACTGGCCGCTCCCGCCGATGCTGAGCCACTGACCCCCACACCCACGGCCAAGAGAATGGTGTTAGCAGCAGCCTCGGCCAGCATCTTGGCGATCATCGCCTTGAAGCCATCTACCAGCGTATCAAATGCGTTTTTTCCATCAGCCGCCATCTCAAAGAAGAAGCCGGACAACGTATTCCTAGCAGATTCCCATGCCTGCTGACTGGCTTGAGCGGCATCCTCCTCCGCCTGTGCTAGCTGCCTGGACGCCTCTTTAGCATCATACTTCGCCGCCGATGCATCACGGATGCGTACAGCCTGCTCTGCCGTGATGCGGGTGCCCGCAGAGCGCACATCGTTTTCGATTTCCTGCTCTCTCGCGCTTCGGGTAGTTTGTGCGGTTTCAAACTCCAGAGACTTAATGTATTCCTCGGTCTTTTTGACCATTGCATCCAGCTCGCTATGAGCTTTCTGGAATGACTTGCTGTTTTTGTCGATCTGGGTCTGCAGGCTCTTTTTCGCCTTAACGAGTTTTTCGCTAACAACAACAAGAGACGTAGTGGATTTAGTGGTTTTGTCGAGAACAGGAGGCAGCTTAGCCTGCCCCTTGGCAGCATTCGACGCCAGCTCTTCCTGTAGTTGATAAATCGTATTTAGCTTTTCAATTTCTGCACGAAGCGCTTTTGCTCCGTCAGAGTTCTTCGCACCGATAGCCTCAAGGAACGCCAGCTTGTTCCCGGCAAACTCAATGGACTCGGCCAGCTCCACCATACTACCGGCCGCACCGCTCCCTGTTATTGCGGCCGTACTCTCGCCAACGTAACGCATGAACGATGAAAATGAGGCAAGTGCAGATATTGAGTTGTTTGTGATATCAATAAGCGCCTGGAGAAGCGCCGCCATTCCATCCTTAAACTCTGGCGATGAGATCGTCGCATTAATATCGTTTATAGAGCTCGTTATCCCAGCTGATGCCGAAGACTGGACCTCGAACAAGTCGCCCCAGCTATTACCCAGCGCGTCGAGCGCCCCACCAAGGGTATTGCGCGCGGCCTCGGCAGACCCGCCAAACTGAGACTCCAACTCATTCAGGATGATGGATTGCGCCTCAGCCATTCGGCCGCTTTCAGCCATAGACTTAATCATCTCCTTCTGCGAATCGCTGAAAGTGATACCGGACCGAGATAGTGCGCTTAACTGGGTGGCAGGGTCATTGAGGGCTTTGCCTAGTTGGATCGCCGCCGACTTTAAATCAGTGCCCATGGCCGTGGCCATATCAAGCATCGATTTTGTGGTGCGGTCAAAGTTGTCACCCTTTATGTTTTTAAAGGTGAGAAGAAGCGACTGCCCTGAAATTACAGCTTCATCGCCGTATGTAGTGATCCCCTGCAGAGCTGCAGCGGTTTTAGTTAACTCATCCGCTGTTTTTCCCGCAGCAAACTGAGTAGATTTTAGCGTCGCGTTGAGCTGAGAGGTTACCCGGTCCTGCTCTGCAGTGGCCGTAATCATTTTGCTGAATACTGCGCCAGCCGCAGCAATACCGGCTGCTGCAAATAGGGCCGCGCTTTTCGCCATTGATCCAAAGCCGTCAGTGATGGACTTGGATGCGTCGGCGTGCGTGCGCTTAGATTTTTCTGTGGTGCTGGAAAGCTTCGCAATCTCTTTTTCGGTGAGATTTATAGACTTAACGGCCCCCTTACTGTCGCCAGTAATGAGCACTCCAGCCTTATAGGTTTTAGCCATCGAAAATTGTCTCTAATTCCTTACCACAAAAAGCAGTCAACGCCCCAAGTTCCAGATATCGGATCTGCGGCATAATTTCGGAGCCAAGCCCCATGAACTGCGCAACACTTACAACTGCGGTGTAGTCGAGCCCAACACGGTCACCAGAGGGAGATATTCGCCACTGTGTCGAACACATTTGGAATAGCTCAAAAGCATCCCAGCAATCATGGTTAACATAAAAATCACGGGGCTTTAGCAGCTCTGGCGGGACATTGATAAACTGAAAATCATCAGCCGTTGCATCTTTGCCGCCAGCCCCTTTGACAAAGACGTAACCGGCCTCGATTAGTTTTTTGAGTTCGTTACCAAACGGCGCAGCTGGGCTTCACCCCAGGCAGTGAATAGCGCCATGCGATACTCCGGGTGCTGTAGGGCGGTAGACAGGTTTTCGGCGTTGAATGGCACTTCGCCTCCATCACCCTGAAGATCGGACCAGTCAATAATGTCGTCACGAATAATGGTTGCCTCCGTTACCTCTGCATCATCAGCATCATTCATTCGAGCGATTAGCGCCTTGGCGTCGTCATATTCCCGCGTCTTAAACTTCACCTTAAACTTGAGCTGGGCAACCTTTCCCAGATCCTCGGTGATCTTCGTGCTCACGTTGACCGTGATTGTGTCTGCTGTGCCTTTCAAAACACCCATGATAATTCCCTCGACCGTTGAATTTATGACCGTTTGTAAAAATGACGAGCAGCGCCACGGTCAACAGCACTGCCCGCCCTCCCAGGAGGCTTATGTAACTTTGATGCTGACCTCGTCACCCCCAACAGACGGGGTCCAAACCGTCGCCATACTGTAAACAGCGATATCATCGGAGCCTTGGATGTCGATACTGGTTAACTGCACTGCGGGACCACCGATAGTGACAATATTCCCCGCCGTAATGCCGTGGACCAGGTTCACAGCACCAGTTGTGACCCCCGCGTGGCTTTCAACACTCGTGAACCAGTTTTTTGAAGCGATATCAGGTGCCTCGAGAACCATTGACCCTGTAGGGTTGCGATTGGTGATAAAGACGTTTTCAGCGCCAATCAGGTTTCGGTGAACAAGAGCATTCCCCATGTCCAAAGAAAACGACTCACACGCTGCAGCCGTGCCATGAACGCTGAATGTCGGCGTATTGGCCTTGGTCACCGCGAGGGGCGATATATAGTCCGTCTTCACTCCAGCAACCAATGGAGCGGCAAGCGGTCGAGAATAAAATCCCAAGAACGTAAACGACATGGTGGGGATGGCTCCCCTGGACAGGTTAAAGGACACGTTGCCCCTGGCGCCAAATACCGGGTGCTTGACGCCATCAAGAAAGTACATCATGGTCAACGAAGTGAACCCCGTAGATATCGGGCTGTACGTCCAACTCACTCCAGAGTCTTCTGTTCCGGAAAAGCCGCACGCTCGGAGAATGGGGGCCCATGCGGGCTCATCACCAGCAGTGCCCGATCCCGCGATCTCAACATCAAAAGTTACCTGAATATTCGGCCCGGTATTTACCTGCGTCTGCGCGCCCATTGCCGATCGGTCTTCACCGCGCGAGATTACAGGACCGCCATATGGGGTAATATTAAGGTTTTTGGTTAATACCGCATCGACGGCCAGCGGCATGGCGTTTGTCCCATAGACTGACTCGGTCTTTACAAGTAGTTCCTTGTTTCTAAAAAACATAGTGATCACCTTTTCTTTTGGGCATAAAAAAACCACCCGTAGGTGGTTAGTTGATTGGCGTGAACTGCTGCTCTCGCCGGTGGGCTTTTGCCCTAAATCGTCAGACCTGCGTCATATAGAACGCATCGCCGTATGTTTCTCGCCACAATTCCAGACCGCCGACGCCCTCAATCGAGGACCCGTTGCCGTATTCCATTTCGTGGTGTTCTGGTGACTGCTGCCACCCCACCAGCGCGGCCTGAATTTCGCCCAACAAGGCAGGCATATCGCCATCGCCAGTTATAACCAGGATGGCGAAATCTTCCGACACGAGTTGTTTAGTGAAATTGTCATAAACCGAAGGGTTGCCGGAACGAGATAGCGGGTACACATAGGCCGCTGGGAGCGCTTGGCTCGCACTGGTGATGTATGTGTAGGCCACATCCAAGTTTATGCGATACAGGCTCTCCTGCTGATCGTAGTCGTGGAGAATGTCGTTAATCTCGATACTCTCGCCATCCAGCGCAGCGATAATCGTGGCAACGAGCACCAGGAGTGCGTCGTAATCAGGGCCGCGGACGTTCAGTATGAATGTATCTGTATGCGTGACCTGGTAACCCTCAAACACCCCGGGTGAACTGGACACCATTTGGTAAACGATAGAGGGGTGCGCAGCCTTCTCGGGCAGTTGAAGCGGGTACATTCGATTCGAAACAGTGGCTTCCAGCAGCGTGCACAAGCTCGCCTGCGTCGAGACCGGCGCTTGCGTGCCACCCGAGTTAGCCGCTATAAACTGCACTATTGATGGGCATTCAGCATCAAGCCTTGCGACAATCCCGCTAACGTCCATGCTTATCCATCCACTTTTCCAGCCCTTGGTAAAACTGCCCTTCTACTTGGGTAGATGCCGCGATAAATGAGTTCGCCATCCAGTTTCTAGCCCTTATGCCTGGGTGGTTTATGTCGCCGCTGAGAAAGTTTTTGCCGATTACCAACACGTTGTTTTTTGCTGAAATTTTGTGGGCCTTGGTGCCGACTTCAAGCATCCAGGCGATTCCAGTTTCTCTTCGTCCATCAACTTTTTTATTTGGGCCGACAATTACGGCTACCTCGTCAGGCCCGACCGAAACATTGCGCCCGCCCAGGCCGGTCATCACGCCCTGGCCTGTTTTGGCTTGCGTGGTGTTGATGGCTTTGGCGAGTCTCGATCCCGCTGTCTTTTTGTCGTCCGGTGCGGCCGCCTTCATGGCTATCTGCAGCGGTTTTGCTCCCGCCTTCAGTGCCGCCCTAACGCCTTTCTGCTGCAGCTCAGACGAAAGCGATCGCAACTCTCCAAGAGTTTTAGCATTGGCAGGATCAACAGCGAGGCCGATAAGATCGCTCACTCAACCGCCCTCAATCGGAGCAATAGCTCCCTGTTTTTCATGTTTAGGTTTTCGGGTGGCGCCGCGACTTCGTATGTGACCCCGCCGACGATAGCCCGGTGCTGCGGCTCCACGTCAGGGCGAAACCAGATATATAACTCCATCAGTGTTTCGTTAGCGGTCTGCTGCGCCGCGTAATATGCCTGACCGCGCAAGCTGTGTGCGCTGGCCATCACTGTGGCATAGGTCGACCAGGTGTTGACTGGCTGGCCTGTAGCGCTCCGTGTGCCGGTGTTGCTCTGCAGTTGCAGCTGTATGTTTTTTCGCGGAGCCATCAGCCCACAAAGCCCCGCTTATAATTTGACAACAGAGCCTCGACGGCTGCAGGCATAGCCATGCCGCCATTTGCATCAATGGGGCTCTCAAACCAATGGGAGACAAGAAGCCTGATTGCCATGCGAATACTACTAGGCACATCACCCGCAGCGCCATAACCCGCGACAAACGTAATTGATACCGCGTCAGGCCGGTCATATGTCCCTGGCAGCGTTGCGGTTCCGGCTAGGTCAATCATCGCGCGGTCATTGTCCCCCGTAACGATGTAATTCGCCGGGTCATATGACTGCAAATCGTTGCTTTCGTCGTAATAGCTTGCAGAGGAAATAGACACGACGGGCGTGAGCGGTATTTCAAAGCAGGACTTTAACTCAGGAACAACCATCTTCCATGTCTGAGTAATCAGCGCGCGATTTAATAGGCCAAACGAGCCATCACAATAATCCACAGCCGCAACGATTAAATCCTGAATAAGCGCATCCTGATCTGATGCGGTCATGCGCAGATCACGCTTACACTCGTCCACCGTGACGGGCAAGTCTGCCGGAGAGATCATGCGGACCAGTTTCACTTAGCGGTGGACTCGATTCGGTCTTTTTTGGTGGCATTCTC